TCATCATTGTACATTTCAGGTAGTGCAGGTAAAATTATCTTAGGTGGTAATGATGCAGTAACTGATAACTTTGGCATTGGTGAACAAGACATTATGTCTGAAGAAGTAACTGGTACATACACTAGTGCTACTATCCAATCAAACGCAGGCGAAAAGACATATGGTGCTGATTTAACTAAAGCATCTTATATTAGTCCACCGATTGTTGGCTTTCAAGCAGGCGTAAGTTACTATGATTCAGGTGCTGCAGGCACAACTGATTCAACATCATTTGGTGCAAGTTATACAATTGATGCATTAAAAATTGGTTATACTAACGGAATGCAAGAAGTAGCAAGTGCAGTTGACAACGAGTCACAAAGCATTGGTGCTAAGTTAGCATTAGGTAAAACTACATTAATTGCGGCTATGAGTAAAGTCAAAGGTGCTGATGAAGATATAGATACAGTAGGTGTAGGTGCAAGTTATGCAGTTAATACTGATACAACAATAGCAGTATCAACAATGAACTCAGAAGATGCTTTAGATGTTTCTGGAACAGAAAAAGAAGAACTAACACAACATATGTTAGAAGTTAAAAGAAATATTGCTCCTGGATTAAATGTTTTTGTAAACTATACTGATTATGATTACAACAACGGTGGCGAAGCGTCAACAGACGATGATGGTTCAGTAGTACAGATGAAAGTGTCTGCATCATTCTAAAAAATCATTTACCCAAGTGATAGACAAAATAGCATCTTCGGATGCTATTTTTTTTAAGTCAAAAAAGATGAATTTTTTTATTGACATACTAAATACAATATCGTATACTATATAAACAGTGTGTATACGTTATAGGCACATAAAACAAAAACAAAACAGGCTACTAGGCACATAGGAGAAATACAATGGCATCTTTAGCAGAAATTAGAGCAAAACTTAAATCCCAAGAAACTCGTTCAGAGAATAGAACAGGCGGCGGCGACAACGCAATTTACCCACATTGGAATATACCAGAAGGCAGTACAACTGTACTACGTTTCCTTCCGGATGCAGATCCCAGCAACACATTCTTTTGGATGGAAAGACTAATGATTAGACTTCCATTCTCAGGTGTTAAAGGAGACATGAATAGCAAACCAGTTGTTGTTCAAGTACCTTGCGTAGAGATGTGGAACGAAACTTGTCCAGTACTTTCAGAAGTACGTGGTTGGTTCTCTGACAAATCTCTTGAAGATATGGGTCGTAAATATTGGAAGAAGAGAAGTTATATCTTCCAAGGGTTTGTAACTGAAAACCCATTAGTAGATGATAATACACCTGAGAATCCAATTCGCAGATTTGTTATCTCTCCAAGTATCTTTAACTTAATTAAAGATGCATTAATGGATCCAGATATTCAGGAACTTCCAACTGATTCTAGCAAAGGATTAGACTTCCGTATCACTAAAACTACAAAAGGTCAGTATGCTGATTATAGTACTAGTAAGTGGTCCCGGAAAGAAACTGCGTTAACTGAAGCACAAAATGCGGCAGTTGAGAGTTTTGGATTACATAACTTAGGAGACTTTCTTCCTAAGAAACCAACAGAAGTTGAACTTGCAGTAATAAAAGAAATGTTTGAAGCAAGTGTAGATGGACAACCATATGATGTTGAGAAGTTTGGCCAATACTATAGACCATATGGTATTCAAGCACCTGAAGGAACTAAAGCACCTGCTCCAGTAGCAGTAGCGGCTCCAATAGCAACATCTACTCCAGTAGTAGAAACTGCACCAGCACCAGTAGCAACTCCACAAGAGATGGGAGCAACACCAACTGCTCCTACTCCGATAGCGACACCTGCACCCGAAGGAAATAATAAGAGTGCAGAAGACATTCTTGCAATGATACGCAGTCGACAAGCAAACTAAAATATAAAGAGGGCAGAGAGAAAAGTATTAATCTGTCCTCTTCTTCTTTTAGAAAAATAAAACACCAGATAGATTTTAGATGAAAATAGTATTCGACACCACTGGCGACGAGTTAGATTTCAAAGAAACTAGTATAGAATTAGTAGAGTACTATGTACACCAGTTGTCTGAATTAAACCACTTTAAACCAAGCAGTAATAAGAATTCAATAATTAAACTCAAAGATTGCCTTAGTACTATTGACAACTTTTTTGTTAGTAAACTTAAAGACAACACGTTTTCTGATTATGAAGATTTACACAAACAAAGTGTATTAAACAAATTACATCATGCATGGGTAACTAGACAGTTAGGAAACCATTCGCTAACTAAGTTATTAGAACAAGTACATTTACTAGAAGATTTTAGAAACATTAACTCATTAATACATGATGTAGAAAATGAATGGAACGTAGTATATCGCAACTTTAACAAACACATATGGCAATGTAATAATATATTTGGAAACAAGATACTAGATTTTTCGAAATATAATATTAGCATAGTGTTTAATACGTTAGGAAGAAGCAGTTACAACAAATGGTTTTATCATGATGATAATGCTACAGATAAAGATACTGATAATTTTAGTTTATTGGGTGGAGAAATAAGAATTACGTTGAATCGGCCATATACGTTATCTCCTCCTGCTGAATATATTAGATGGTGTCAAGATAAACAAGTAGAGGTAGTTGGTGACCAGTTAGGCTTAGGAAATTTTACTACTGATATAGATACACAAAGAGAGATTTTTCAAAGAAATGAAAGCAATAACATCATTCTTAAAATATAGACCTAAGAAAGAATTTATTATAAAGTCAGGATTGCCTTGGCTTCAGTTAGACATAGATGTTCCAGCAAGAGATATATTTTCAGAATTTATAAAAATTGAAGATCAATTAGTATTACACAGAGAACAAGATAAGTTTGGAAGTTTAACACACAACGGATGGAAAAGTGCTACTTTATATGGAGTAAGTACTACACAAACAACAGATAGTAACAAACTACATACATGGACTGATTTAGCAAATAGTTGTCCAATAACTGTTAACTGGATTAAAGAGAACTTTATTGTAAACGAAAAGACAGGAAGAATTAGGTTTATGTTTCTTCCTCCTGGAGGATACATACTGCCTCACAAGGACAGAGACAGTACTAAATTAAGTGAGATTAATATTGCTATTACAAATCCAAAAGGATGTGTATTTAGGTTTCTGGACAGAGGAACAATACCTTTTGCATCTGGAACAGGATTTATAATTGACACTAGTAATAAACATATGGTATTCAACAATAGTCAAGAACCAAGGTTACATATGATATTACATACTGAGATTAGTAACGAGATAATAGAAAGAAGTTATGAAAAATGCTATTATAGTACATGAAGGTAACAACGAAAGTTTGTTACGTTTTACTCAGACTAAACTTTTTTTTGACGCAAAGAACATAGGTATTGACTTCTTTAAAGGATGCATAACATTAGAAAGTTATGAAAATGCACTTAATATAGCAGAACCCGGAGATGTTATACTAGAAACAGGAGACTTTTTAACTACAACCTTTAGAAGTAGATACGATGATAGTATTATAACATTTGCTAAAGACTCTGAGGATATAATTAAATTTGACAAAAATATACCTATTGACTTTAAAAAAAGATATTATCCTAAAGAATCTAAACAACTTTATATAATTGAAAATTTACTAAAAACTATATTAAGAAGCAAAAAATTAATTTATTTAGATAACAACGAACACAACTCGATAATAAAACCAAAAGGTAACCATTTATATGGACTAGCAAGTGGATGGAAAACTGCAATATACTCTAGTATGCATAACTTTAAAACTGTAACTGTTTATGACTATTGTAATGACCAACTTAATTTTGCCAAGTATTTGCATAGTTTATCGGAGTTACCCGAGACTGTTAACTTAACTGGATCTACTAGCGGAATATATAATCCTCCCAAGGATATAAAAGAATATTGGAACAAATGGCATAACATGAATGTAAAATTTGAGAAACTAAACTTGTTAGATAATCCTGTATTTCCTAAGAACAGTTTTATTTGGATAAGCAATATATTTAATTACGAACCTACGTTATTTGAATATGGATTCGAACGTATAGTAATAGCAAGAAATTACTTGCTTAATAACAATAAAGATAGTATAATAACAATATAAAGCATACAAGGAGAAGCACATGGGAAGACCATTCGACGTAAGTAAATTTAGAAAAGATGTAACAAAGTCTATCGAAGGACTTAGTGTAGGGTTTCATGATCCAACAGATTGGATTAGTACAGGTAGTTATGCACTTAACTATCTTGTTAGTGGTGATTTCCATAAAGGTGTACCAATGGGAAAAGTAACAGTATTTGCTGGTGAATCTGGTGCAGGCAAGAGTTATTTTGCAAGTGCTAATATTGTGAGAAATGCACAAGAGCAAGGTATATTTGTAGTATTAATTGACTCAGAGAATGCATTAGATGAAGCATGGTTGAAAGCACTTAATGTCGACACAGATGATAGTAAGTTACTTAAATTAAGTATGAGCATGATTGATGATGTTGCTAAAACAATATCATTGTTTATGAAAGACTATAAAGCAATGCCAGAAGAAGAACGTCCCAAAGTGTTATTTGTAATTGATAGTTTGGGTATGTTACTAACCCCTACTGATGTTAATCAGTTTGAAGCAGGTGATATGAAAGGTGATATGGGTCGTAAGCCTAAAGCACTAACAAGTCTTGTTCGTAATACAGTTAACATGATCGGTAGTTATAACGTAGGTATTGTGTGTACAAATCATACATATGCATCACAAGATATGTTTGATCCAGATGATAAGATTTCAGGCGGACAAGGTTTTATATACGCATCAAGTATTGTTATTGCTATGCGTAAACTTAAACTTAAAGAAGACGCAGACGGCAATAAGACTACGACAATAAATGGTATAAGAGCAGCATGTAAAGTTATGAAAACTAGATATGCAAAACCCTTTGAAGCTGTACAGGTTAAGATACCTTATGAAACAGGAATGGATCCTTACAGTGGATTAGTAGAATTATTTGAAGCAAAAGGCATGTTAACCAAACAAGGCAATAGGTTAAAATATACTACACTTGCTGGTGAAGAAATGCTTGAGTTCCGTAAAGGGTGGACAGGCGAAAAACTGGAATCCATTATGGTAGATATCTCTACTGGTGCATTAGATAAAACGGATGATACAGATGACACAGAAGAGGTAAATACACACGTAGACGAAC